ATTCATGACGATGTTATTATTGGAAAGAACTGTCAGATAGAAGCTAATGTTTATATTCCTAATGGCGTAACTATAGAAGATGAAGTCTTTATAGGTCCAGGTGTTATTTTTACTAATGATCCTAAACTTAATATTCCTAGAGATATATGGAAGCCAGTTCCAACCCTTATTAAAGAGAAAGCTAAGATAGGAGCTGGTGCTATGATAAAAGCAGGTATAACTATTGGACAATATTCTATTATTGGTACGGGATCAGTAGTTCTTAAAGATGTGCCTGCTTATGAGATATGGGTAGGTAACCCAGCAAAGTTTATAAAAAAGATAATATAAGATATATTAAAATATAATTATAATTAAGTGTCAATGGTTTAATACACATGCCATTTGAAATTGGTAATAAATTAGGAGAAACATCAGGAGGAGGCAGAAAGGGATATGAGTTTGAGTTAGAACAAATGGATAAAATGACTTCTATACTTACTAAATACTTAGCTATTATAGATAAGATACTAGATGATGAAGCAGAAGATAGAGATTATAAGAAGATAGAGAAGGTAGGAGCTGATGTAAGAAAGATACTAGATAAGATACATGCTTCCAGAACAGAAGAGGAGAAGAGATTACTTATTATGCCAATAAGAGTAATAGAAGTTATATTACCTCAAGAAGAATATTATGAAAGAAATAAAACAACAATTCATCCCGTTCTTCCAACAGAGGAAAGCATATAGTTTTGAAACTCAATTTGGAGTAGCGGTTGCAGGAGTACAATCTGGTAAAACTTTAATAGGAGCTTATTGGGCAATAAAGAAAATACAAGAATGTTCAGGAAAGAATGGGATTATAGTTGCTCCAACTTATAAGATACTTCAGCAAGCAACATTGAAAAAGTTTTTTGAAATAGTGCCAGAACTGCGTTCATTTTATAAAGAACATAAAGGAGAAATAAACCTTCCTGATGGTAGTACAATATTTATAAGGTCAGCAGATAATCCTTTGGGTATAGAAGGTATAACAGCTCATTGGATATGGTTAGATGAAGGCGGTATGTGTTCACAGTTAACATGGACAGTTCTTCGCTCAAGAGTATCAATGACTGGAGGACAAATACTAATTACTACTACTCCCTATAACATGGGTTGGCTTTATACAGACTTCTATAAACCCTGGAAAGACCAAAGAGATCCTTCGCTTTCTTTCTTTACTTGGAAGTCTATTGATAATCCTTATTTTAATAAAGAATTCTACGAAGCAGAAAAACATAGATTACCTCCAGAAGAATTCACAAGACGCTATGAAGGCGAGTTTAAGAAGATGACAGGTTTAGTATGGGACTTGCCAGAATCGCAGATAATAGCGCCAATACCGGGTTTAGCTCAAAAAGCAGAAGCAAGGATTATGGGCATTGATTGGGGCTTCACCAATCCAGCAGCTATAATAGTGTGTCTTAAATATGATGGTAACTGGTATATTACGGACGAATGGAAACTGTCTCAAAAACTAACCGGAGAGATATTGCAAATAGCCCAAAACAAATTTAAAGAATGGAAAATTAGCAAGTTGTATCCAGACCCCGCAGAACCCGATCGTTTAGAAGAAACCAGAAGATTCGGCTTGCCGGTTTATGAAACTAATAAAGACGTAACAGGCGGAATAAGTTATATTCGTGAGTTAATTTATCAAAAGAAGTTTTGGGTTTTTAATACTTGCAAAGAAACTTTAGACGAGATGAGCATGTATCATTACCCAGAGCAAAGACAGCCAGACAAAGAATCAAAAGAAGAACCAGAAAAGTTTAATGATCATTTGATGGACGCATTACGTTATGCAATATATTCTTATCAGCCAATTCAGCCGCAACAATTTATTGCAACACAACCATTAAAACCTTATTACCCAGAGCTAGGAATATGAAACAAGAAGGCACTATTTGGATAACGCTTGACGGAGCAACATTTGAAGATACAGAAAGATGCAGAAAGATAATTCATCTTTTATTTGAGCAGGGAATATTTGATGTAAAGCGAGGAGATGTTATACTTTCATTTGACGAAAAAGGAAACTTGGGTAGAATAAAATTAGATATTGTAAAGTGGTTAAGACAGTATGGAGATGTTCCTCGCTTGCAAGAAATTCGAAAGAGTGCTATAATAGAAATAGTAAACCCAACTCTAGCTTGGGAATTTAAACAACGACTAAAAGAAGAAATAATTTAATAACCCTTATCTCATACTATGAGACGGGAATCTATAACTGATTCTCGTTTTATTTTTTATGCCACTAAAATCAACACCAGCCATATTTGAAACAACATCTCCTTTGATGGAAAAGCTAAAAGCAGAAAAGAAAACTGCTAGGGAATTTCAGGCGAGGAGACATGACGATTGGAACGAAAACTACGAACTCTATAGAAACAAAGTAAAAACAAATAGGTTAACCCAGCGTCAGACGGTTAACATACCCTTGATGAAGGAAACCGTTAAGACTTTGATTTCTAAAATAGATGATCCACCAGTAGTTGATTGGAAAGAACTTGGAGGAGATATAACTAAAGAGTTGATATTCCAAGAAGTATGGAATTCTGACTTTGATAGGTTGAATTTTGAAGGTTTAGATATTCAAGATAAAAAATCAGTTCTTTTATATGGCCGGGCATTCAAAAAACTAAATTGGAAGAATGGAGAGTTGGAAGTTAGAGCTTTAGATATTTATGATGTTGTGGTTGATCCTTTAACCGATCCTTTAGATTTGGAAACAGCAAGATATGTTATTCATCAAAACATATTCCGTTCTTTAAAAGAAGTTATTGCTGACGAAAGATACAGTGCCAAAGGAAGAGAAAAGTTAAAGATATTCCTTTCTTCAGAGGAAGGTATGTTGCTTTCTTCGCAAAATAAAGAAGCATACGAAAAGAGATCTGAAAGACTAGAAGCCATGGGCATGAGAAAAGACAAGATACCAGAATTGGCTGCAGGAGATTTCTTGGTTAACCTTTCAGAACACTATACCCAAGAATGGAATGAGAAAACAAAAGAGTTTGAAAGACGAGTAATAGTTTATGCAGACGACACTATAGAGCTTATGGACGATAAGCTGGAAGAGTTAATAGGCGTAGAGTTCTATCCTCTTCTTACATGGGCAGAAGATATAGAAACCCAAGATTTCTGGTCAGACGGTCCGGCAGATTTAGTAAGAGTCCCCAACAAGATAATCAATGTTTGGTTTTCTCAATTAGTGGAAAATCGTACTCTTAAAAACTTTCAGATGCATTGGTACGATGCTACGGTTCAGGGATACTCTCCACAGACTTATGAACCGGGGCCAGGAAGAATGTTGCCTGCGCCAGGAGACCCAAATAAAACTATAATGCCGGTGAACATATCAGGCTTAGATGATACTCTAACCGCCATAGACTTTATTATTAAACTAGTAGAAAGAGGAACATCAGCCACTGCTATTGAAAAGGGAGTATCAGAAAGAAAACAGATTACATTGGGGGAGGTTCAAATGCTCGTAGGCAAGGCAATGGAGAGAACCCTTTCTATGGCTAAGTTTTACAGAAGGTCTTGGCAGGAATTCGCCCAAAAGTATTATGCTATCATTAACGAAAACGCAAAAGAAAAGAAAACCCTTTATAAGACCGACCGCAATGGTAAGCTATGGCCCAAGATTGTTTATGCTTCTGATTGGAAAAGCAAACAGGGTTTTAAAGCTCAAGTAAGATCTTCTTCAGAACAAGAAGAAGAAAAGACAAAAGGTATTCAAAGAATGATGTTTGTATTACAGCAAAATCCAGATAATCTAATACTTCGCAGAGTTTTATTAAAGAGGCAATTAGATTTGCTTGACCTTTCAGTTGAGGAAATAAGAGAAATAGAGGAAGCAGAGAAAAAGAAAGCAGAAGAAATTCCTCTTACTCCAGAGGCAATACAAGGCGCTGCCCCAGTTCAAACTCCTTCGCCAGAAGAAGGCGCACTAATGGGAGATTTAGAAAAGAAATTAGCAGCATTAGAAGCATGAGCAATAAAGTTCAATTATTAAAAAGGGTAAATTCTC